GCCGGTTTGAACAAGCTGCGGAAGCATACCGAGCAGAGCATCCGCGAGCTGCATGATGAGATCACCTGCAATACTCAGAATTGTCGGAAGATTGTCCAGCAGCCCTCTGCCGAGAGATCTGACAACAGAGACGGCGGCATTCAGCAGCATCGGAAGATTATCTGTAATCGCTTTTACGATAACAGGTAAAATCTGCTCGGCAGCCTTCACGAGCCCCGGAATCATTTTACGAAAGGAATCAGTGAAGCCCTGAAGCCCATTTGTCAGAAGCGCTATACCGGAGCTGTCACCGCTGACAATTGCCGTAATACCGTCCATGACATCCGCGGCGGCGGGCATGAGCTGCCCTGTCAGATTGCGTGTCACACTGCCGACAGCAGCCTTCACATTCTGTAAGCTGTCCTGATATGCCGCCGATGCCTTGACTGCTTCATCGGACATAACGCTGCCGAGATCATGCGCCTGCTGCCGCATTGCTTCGGTCTCCGCTGCACTCTGATTCAGCAGAGGGCCGAGTTCCGCAGCTGATTTTCCGAGCAGATCGGCTGCAAGAGCCGTCCGCTCCGTTCCGGATTCCATGCTCTGCAATGCCGTGATTGTCGCGGAAAACAAATCCTCCTGCGACATATTTGCCGCATCTTCAATCGAAATGCCGAGCTTTTCAAATGCCGCAGCAGATTTATTGGAACGATCGACTACCGCCTCGGACAGCTTTTTCATCGAAGTTGTCATGCTGTCGATGCTGCTGCCGTTGTGCTGCATGATGAAGTCCCATTCCTGGTAAGCCTCCGCACTCATGCCGAGCTTCTGGCTCATTTTGTCGATATTGTCGCCGTATTCGGCTGTTTTGCCGGTCGCATTGACAATACCGGCGACTGTCCCGGCAACTGCGGTTCCGGCGGCTGCCAGCGCAGCAGCGGCAACCTTTGCACCCGCTGCCAGCCCGGATTTCAGCGCATTGCCGAGCTTGTGGGTTTTACTCTCGGTTTCCTGCTCAGTATCGCCGAGACTGTCAACTGTCTGATCGAGACTGTCTGCTGCTTTCTCTGCCTCAGAGAGCCTGCTCTTGTTATCCTTCAGTTCGCCGGAAAGCGTTTTGATCTGCGATGCGAGCGCCTGCGCTTCGGCAGAATCCGCTCCCTGTGCCGCTGCAATATCCACATACTTTGCTTTCAGCTCGGACAGTTCCTTTTCCTGCTCGGAAACGGTCTGCGTCAGCGTTCTGGTATGAGATGCTGTTCCGTCCAGCTCAGACTGCATCGCTTTCTGCGCATCTTTCAGCGAGTCCATGCGGGATTCTGTCCGGACAAGCTCTTCCTGAAACGCAATGTACTGCTCCCGGCTGATCGTGCCGGATTCAAATTGTGCTTTAACCTGCGCCCCAGCATTGCGCAGAATCTCCAGCTTTTCAGCAGTGGCTTCGATCGACTGTGCAAGAATCTGCTGCTTCTGCGCGACCAGCTCAGCATTGCCCGGATCGAGCTTCAGGAGCTGATTGACCGTTTTCAGATCCTTGCCGAGCGCGACGCTTTGAGAGGTGACCTGTTTGAGCGCAGAGTCGAGTCCTTTGGTATCGCCGCTCAGCTCAATTGTAATGCCTTTGATTGTACCGCTCACTCAGTCACCCCCAAGCAGATCCTCGCACTTTTTCAGCGTTGCCTTATACTCACGGTATTTGTGTTCCTTGATTTCTCCGGCTGCATATCGCCGATCCATTTCAGGCTCCATTTCCTTGAGAACCCGATAGCGCTGCAAATCGTCATGCACGGCCTCGCCGCGCCGGATGCGCGCAAGCCTGTCATGCTCTGCACAGAAATTGAACAGCATTCCTGTGTCCCATTGATCGACTTCCGACAGCGGAAATCCGCGCTGCATCAGGTGCAGATAGAATTCTTCTGCCCCGATCAGCTTTCCGCCGGATTCGCCGCTGCCGCTGAGCCGTTTTTTGGATCAACCGACATTTCACGCGAAAGCATCGGCGCAACCTTTGCCCAGACGTCCAGAAATGCGAAGTCATCAAAGGTATCGAGCCAATCTTCAACAGTGTCAGGTATATCCGGATCAGCTTCCTTTGCCATGATGTAGAGCATATCATAAAACGGATCAGAGTCATACTGTGTGAGTGCTGCACTCAGCGCATACACCTGCTGATCGGTCAGCTTCTCCTCTGCATCCTTTTTGCCGTTTTTCTTCTTGGTGTCAGGCTTTTTCTTGTCAACCTCGAAGCCCTCCGCTTTTGCAACCTCAACAGCCTTTCGCTGCATCCGGGCGATCCTGTCCAGATCAGCGAACCACTCGCGGCCGAACATGGACTTATAGCGGCGCATCGTGCCGCCGGTCTTTTTGAATCTGACCTCGCGGTCGTCAATCGTGACTTTGATTTCCATGTGCGCTGCCTCCTTACGATGCCGCAACCACAGTCACCGTGCAGGTGTCTGTGTAGGTCTGGCCGTCAGCGGTGATAGACGCAGTCACGACCGATTCACCGGCAGCGACACCGGTCACAGCGCCGGTTGCGGATACGGTTGCCTTTGCTGTCGTGCCGGAAGTCCATGTGATCGCCGCATTAGACGGATTCTTGCTGATAATCGGGACATTCAGCACAGAGCCGACCGTGACAGTCATCGTCTTCTGGATGCGGATGTAACTGCCTGCAAGAGACGGCTCCGGCACAGAGCTGATCTTCGCCTTTGCCTTGATCTTGCGCTCGACACAGCCGCAGTCCTCACGCGGCACAGCGCTGATTGCATACTCCGGGAACATCGGATCCAGAGCGCCGCCCTCGGAGGTCTTGCCGCTCTGAGACGGGCGCTGCGTCACATGGCAGTCGTAGAACACTCTGGTCTGACCGACACCATCCGTGGTGTCTTCGATAATCAGCAGAGCGAAGTGCGGATATTCGCCGGTATTGGCGTACTCTTCGGAATACTCTCCGTCCGGATCGACAACACGGTTCAGCCAGTCCTCATCGGTATCGTCGATGCAGGCAAGCAGCGTCAGCGTGATGTCATAGCCGGTGTTCTCCTCCTCAGAGTACACCTCCACGCCGTCTGCGTAGACGGACGAAACCTCGCCCTTCGGCTCAGCGGTGTATTCTCTGCCTCCCGCTTCGTTGTGGACAAGCCAGTTCACATCGCCGTATGTCGGCTTGCCGGTGTTGTTGTCCACTGCGGTAATCATTGCATAGCCGACATTCTTGATCGAACGCGGCAGTCTTGCTTTTGCAGCCATAGGATAGCTCCTTTCTCAGTCATCCGAAATCTGAAAATACCATGTGGTGGTATGCATATCCTGTTTCGGATCAAATTCATAATCGGGGCCGTCATAGTCAATTCCTGCCCCTGACAGCGCCGTTTCGACCGTGCGCTCCGTATCCCGGTCACGGTCTTTCGTAATCAGGGAGAGTGCGATCTCAGCCTCAAAATAGACGATTTCGCCGTCAGCGTAGATCGAGTTATTCGTAATCGCATGATAGGCAATGTAAGAGGCGGGCATCTGTTTATTGTCATCGGCTTTCATGATGCCGTTAATAAACGGCAGCCCGACCGTATCAATGACACGGGCAAGGTCTCTCATATCCATAATCAGCCGCCTCCCAGCACCTTGCGGATGCGCTGCTCAAGCTCGCGCTGCGCCCAGTCATTGACCTCAGCAATATGCGGCTGTGCAGCAACATGAGACTTCGTGCCGTATCGTCTGCTGTGCTGTCCCTTGCCGAGGCGGGTGCCGTGTCCGTTTTCAAGCAGATGCGTCAGACGGTACTCTTTGCCGCTCTGATGCACAATGCATTGCAGCAGACCGCCCTTGCTTTTGAAATCGACACGCCAGCCGCGCTTGTATTTTCCGGTGCGCTTCGGCGATGCAGCCTTGACACGCTCCTTCGCTTCCTCAGCGACTTCATTCAGGGCTAAGTTGACCTCATACGCGACCTCACTGCCATAGGTAAGCATCGTCATAATCAGGTATCGTTCCAAGCTCTCAGCGAATATCTTTACGCTTTTTTTGCTCATTCAGACACCCACCTTCTTACCGAGATACAGCTCGATGCGCTCACTGGCTTGGAAATGCCGGTAAATCTCGAACCGCTCACCATGCCACTCGCAGATGCGCTGCCCGGCATAGTCTGCAAAAAAGACTTTCAGGCAGATCACCGCGTCATACCCGCGCTGCTGCGCTCCGTCCCATTCCGTGCGGGTGATGCTCACCACTTCGCAGAGAATGTCATCGGATACGGTTTCCGCAGTCACATATTGTGCGCGGTCATTCTTGGTTCTGGTTTCAGCGATCAGCCGCAGCGTATCATCCATTGCTGCCACCGCCTGTCTTGTCATGCAGTACGCGGTTATTCAGTGACCACCTGAGCCAGCGCGGAAATTCTGCATCGTCAGACTTGGATCTGCGATAGAGGTACGCTGCATAGCCGATCACGAGCTCACGGTCTTCGGCTGTGTAGTCTTCTTCCGTGTCAGGCAGTGCTGCGCCTTCACGGGTAATCATGTCCTTTGCCGCCTCGATCTTCTGCTGAAGCAGAGTGTTGTATGCGGCGGAGGAGATAATTAGTTCGAGCTTCAGCACCGGAAGCAGACTGCTCAGTTCAGCCATGCAGCATCATTCCTTTCTCAGCCCGTTCCGGAGGATGCAGGCGTATTCGCGGTATCAGTCGGGAAGGTGACAGTCGTCGCCGGTGCGGTCGTGGTAATGCTCATCAGGCCGAATGCCTCTGCAATGACCGGCTTGCCGTCATAGCGTGCAGTCGCCTTGAACACGGTGCGGTCATCGAGGAAGCGGACATGCTCAGAGGTTGCCGCCTTTTCACCGGCACGCTCGGCAAGGAGGAATGCTTCAAGATAGCCGAATGCGATGTTTCCGTCCGGAATGAAGGGCAGCTCAATAATGTCGCCGCCGATCACCGGCATCGTGGAGCTGATACCGGAAACGATCGCCGCATTCAGGTTCTTGTCCATCGACTGGATCAGGAGATCCGTGTGCGTTCTCTTATTCATGAGCCACACGATGTTATCCGTGAAATAGTCGTTGATCGTGACCTTGCTGTTCGCTGCGATCTCCTTGAACAGCGCAAGACCGGTCGCGCCCGTTCCGGTGATGATGTTCCTGCTGTGGAGATCCGCCCACGCACGGGCAGTAGAGGGATAGTCCGAGGGCTGTGCAGTCTGCGCAAGGCGCGTGACGAAGCCGAGCGGCATCTTCGTGCCGACACCGTAGATGATCGCCTTGTCAAGTGCCTTGCCGATTGCCTTACCGAGAGCGGTCAGCAGTTCAGACGCGAGGTTCAGATCGCTGTCCTCCAGCGTGGCATTGCAAACCTCGAAATAGCCGCCGACCTTGTAGCCGTCAACCTCCACATCGTTGAAGCCGAGCGACAGCTCATTCAGCGATGCGCACATCTCCGTCCAGACAGCCTCCGGAACCGTGCCCATGATCGTCTGTCTGCCGGTGCCGGTGATCCGTGCGAGGTTCACACGGCCGAGCAGCTTGGAGCTTTCCTCGGCAGCGGTGCGCAGCAGCGGGAGCATAACCTCCGGAATCGTCAGGCCGACATTCGTCAGCGCACGCTTCTCGCTGATGCACGCACGGATATCATTCAGATATGCGCGGACATCCTCACGCGCAAGAAGGCGGTCACGCTCCTGATGATCCAGACCGAAGAATGCTCTGGTCTTCATACCCACAGTAAATTCACCCTTTCTTTCAGTTGCTTCCGGCGCAGAAGTCTGCGGGGCGGAAGCAGCTCCGCGATTTGCCTTCTGCTCTGCCTCTGCGAGCTCGCGCTCGGTATCTGCGATCTCCTGTTCCAGAGCGGAGACCTGTTTCTCGTTTTCCGCCTTGTCATTCTCGAATGCGGTGACAGCATCCTCAACGGTCTGCTTTTCCTCATCCGTTTCCGCCTCGGTGATTGCCTGCTCCAGCTCGGCTTCGCGGGTTTTCAGCTTTTCGGCATCCTCGCGGAGCGCGGCGAGCAGCTTCTTCTTGTCATCAAGACGCTTTTTCAGCATCAGGGCTTTCAGTGCCATGCTCTGATTCTCCTTTCAGTTTTTTCAGCATATCGGCACGCCATTTCTCCCGCTTTCTGGTGCGGAGCTGCTCCGCGTCCTTCGTGCGGGCAGAGATTGCGGTCTGCTCGTATGCCGGGAATGTGCAGCAGGATACCTCGAACAGATTGACCTCTCTGATCGTCCAATGGATCGTACCGTCATCGCGGAAATCGGTTTCCTCGCTGACGATCTCAAAGCCAAAGCTGCATTGTGACACATCCCCGCGCTTGACACGGGCATAGAGGTTCATCGCATCGGAATCGTTCGGATTGATCTCGATGCGACCCCAGAGACCGTGCGCGTCCTCGCGCAGTTCAAGCGTATGTGCCGCAGTGCGCCCCAGCACCATTGTCGTATCATGGTTAATCAGAGCGCGGATATCCCCCGAAATGGTCTTGCTGAATGCGCCGGGTGCAATGCTCTCGGACATTCCGAAGCCCATTTCGTAATTGCTGTCAAATACGGCGAAATAGCCCTCAATCGCAGGCTTGCCGTCGTGTTCCTCCGCCCGGAATTCGGATGCAAAGGAACGCCGCTGCATTTCAGGATTCATGTTTCTTTGCCTCCTTCTTCGGCTTTTCAGGCGGATTTTTCAGAGGGCAGTCCGCTGCCTGCGCGGTCTGTTCCCACCAGCCGTATGTCCGGCAGAACTTCACATGCCGGCAGAGCTCGCCCGATTGCCTGCCAGACGGGCTCCGTCCGCATCTGATTCTGCCGTTGTCATGAAATGCTTTGTCACAAAGCAAAGCAGACGGTCTTGTGCTCAATCCTCAGCACCTCCCTGAATCAATTTCTTTTGCAGCCCGCTCATGTCATTCGGAATGTAGTTTTCCAGAACACGAAGTTCGTCAAGACCTTCACGCGGCTGCATCCCGATCCGGTCGCGCCACTCATTGCCGGAAGTGAATCCTCTGTCCGCACCGGCGAGCAGAACGCTGGATACTGTTTTGATGTCCCAGTCAAGCAGAGACCAGAAGTTAAAGCGAATGTACCATTTCGGCGAGAGGATCAGCTTGCGCGTCAGCTCCTGCTGCAACCCGGTTACAATGCTTTTCACAGTGGTATTGACAAAGCTGTTCCATGCATCCTTGCTGTATTCACCGACACCGAGCAGGAACGGCGGAACACCAAGGATCGCGGCGACCATGCGCTTGTCAAGCTGTACCACATCAGATATGGCCAGATCTGAGAGGGAGAGCGGTCTGACCTGCTCGATTTGAAACTGCTCCGCCGGAATCATCCACGGCTCTCCAACCTTATTTGTGGCGATGTAGCTGTCAAGAAGTTTTTTGCGCCCTGCGGGGCTTGCAAATTCATCTGTCAGCGCATCGACCTTCACGATGATGGACGGTTTCCATTTGGATTCCATGAATGCCTTTTCCGTGGCAGCAGCTTGGGCGAGGTTCAGAGCAACATCTTTCAGTGATACACGCAGTCCGCGCCCCATCCACGGATAGCTTTCATCCGGGTTCAGCACGAAATGCAGCAGCTCGTCAGGATCATACGGAATACCGTCTACGCCGACATGATACCCGTATCCTCCGTCCGGCTGGAATGACACACGGTACGGTGCAACCGGTTCGAGATCGGAGAGATAGCCCTGATCGGTATGCACACGCACAATCGAATTGCCGTTGCCGTAAAGCAGCAAGTTCATGATCACAGCCTCAATGAAGGTCTTGCGTGACATGAAACGGCACGGCTCAATGTCGATCTTGCGGGAGAGCTCATTCGTGATGCGCTTGTCGCCGCTCTCCGTGTTTTCCATAATGTGAATAGTCAGCGTGCCGATCAGCTCCGCAATCCTGCGGCAGCCGGTCATGATCTCCGGATTCCGGTCGAGGGAGCGGTAACCGGGGAGACACAGAATGTCATGCGCCTCATCCGAGACCAGAAAAGCAACGCTGCTCCGCTTTTCCTGCGGGGTATCCCGTACCCGATTGTGTTTCTTTCTGCTCATTACTCACCAAACCATTTCTTTGCTTTTTCGCTGCGCTGCATATTGTCCAGATAACAGCAGCAGGCAAATACGGATGCATCAAATAGGTCAATGCGGTCATGCTCGCCGATTTTCTCATACTGCACCATGTCGTCCGTCTTTTCGATCGCGTGAACATTCGATACGCAGTATTCGTATGCCTGCGAGTGCAGGTAAAACAGCACGCCGTCCTTTGCGGACTTCTCAATATGCCGGAAGCCCTCTGACTTGCGCCAGAAATACTGCGGCATATCAATGATCGCAAACCGGGCTTTCTTCATCGCATAGAAGTATTCGCGGCAGAATTTCCGGTCGTGCGCGATCTGCTTGATCCGGAACCCCTTGTCCCGCATCATGATAAACCAGTTCACGATGTCGGCATGATTGACCGTCGGCGAGTTGCACAGCGTCAGCAGGCCGTCATCTGCCCAGCCGAACAGCGGGATATGATCCTGCTCGGCTTTGATGTGTGCAGCCACAACAGGGAAGAAAGCGTGCGTGATGATGATGTCGATGCCCTTGTAATGCCCGAACAGCGCTGCGGCAGTCAGGTCGTGCATCTTCGAGAGGTCAGCACCGCCGTACCAATCAATCGGCAGCTTAGCGAGCTGCTCCAGCGTCCATGTGTGCTGCTGATCGCTCGCCCTGAATTCCTTGATGTCAAAATAGGCGCGTGTTGCCGTCGTGTAGATGTTCAGCGACCGGCTCAGGAATTCGCCTCGCTTCTGCGGATCGTTCTGCGCCTGCAATGCTTCCTGCTGGATGTCATTCGGGCGGATCGTGATACCGTAGGAGAGGTTCGCTTTCTGGATCTGAACAGGATTCGTATAATCCACATTGCCGCGCTCATCCTGATCGGCGCGGGCGACAAACGCAAAGAAGGAATCATCTGTGACCGTTCCGTCTGCAACCTTGATCGCATACTCCATGTGCCGATAGCCGAAGCTGTTGACATTGTCGCCTGCGGTCGTGATTCCGACCATCAGCTTATTGGTATAGGCTTTCATCGCTTCCTTGAAACGGGCATACTGTGCCTGCTTCTTGTAGGCAGCGACTTCATCGGCAATCGCAAAGTTACAGTTGAAGGAATCCTGTGAATCGGGATTACTGGCAAGCGCCTGAATTGCAAGGGAGCCGGTGATCTGTCCGGCATCATCCCTGAATTCTCCGGTGATCGAATGCTCGAAACTGTTGTCCCGGATATGGAATGCTTTGTCAAGTCCCTTGTATTCCATGTTGAATTTCAGGAAATTGAAGCTCTCCATTGCCTGTTTCAGAGCGCTTGCGACAATATAGACCTTTGAGCCGGACTTCCGCTGCAAGAGGCTCACAGCCCAAGAGAGAGCAGCAATAAAGCTGGTCTTGCTGTTCTTGCGGGCGACCATGATAAACGCCTCTTTATACCGGCGCTCATTCGTGCCGGTATAGTAGAAGCCGAACAGATTGACCACGCAGAAGATCTGCCAGTCAATCAGCTCGAACGGTGCGCCGAGCAGCGGGGAGCCGTCAAGCCGTTCGCCCTGAGAGAATACCAGCGTGCGCTCCATGACCGTAATCAGGAATTCAGGATCATGCCCGCGATATTCGATATCTTTCCGCTTCAGATCATTTTGATAGCGGATGCAGGCATCGACGATCTCTTTGCCGACTATCCGCTTTCCTGAGATGCAGTCCGCTGCAAACCGATCGGCAATGCGCTTGTACTTATCATCCGTCAAGCTGACTCAACACCTTCGAGAGGTCTTCCATGCCGGTTGCCTTCTTCGGCTTGAGGGCGGTTTCGTCGATTGCTTTCAGCCCCTTCGGAGTCAGACCGAGATCGCGCCAATATGCAAGGGCTGTGGAATTCAGCTTATCCCAGAGCGTGATGAGCGGATTCTGCACAGTATTCTCCGCGCCGCGATCGGAAACCTTCTTGACCATGAGCTGCTTGCCCTCTGCCCGAAACTGCTTCATTGCCGCGTCCCGCTGTTCCAGAATGGACGCGAGATCAGCAATCACGGAATCGAATGCGGGCTTGTATGTGCCGATCTCAACGGTCTTTTCCCGGATCAGCTTCTTCCACCGTGCCGCCGTCATAATTTCACGCTCCTTCCAGCGGGGGATTTTTCGCCGGTTTTCGGCTCGTGTATATAAGGCGTGCCACTCACCGTTCTCCCCGCGCTCAAAAATTTTTGCGCGGGACGGGGGGATCACCAACGCCTGCCGCCCTTTTCGGGGTGCATCTCATTGTGGCAGGCATTGCACAGGCTCACAAGATTGCTCGGAGTCAGCGCCAGCTCCGGATGCTCGTCAAGGTGTTTGATATGATGCACCGTCTGCGCCTTCCGCGTGCGTCCGTACCTGCGGCAGTTCCTGCACAGGTAACCGTCACGCCGGAGGATTGCAGCCCGCACGACCTTCCATGCATGGCTGTCGTAAAATTTATTTTCGTTCATCA